TTATCTTATTAATAAAATGAAATTAGGTATTGGAATGGAATAATGAAAACATATGATAATATTATTACAGAAATAAAAATGAGCAGAGTATTAAAACATTTTACTCAACAAGAATATCCTGTTGGTATCATAACTGCGTTTAGAGGTGATTTAGATCGTAAAAATAATGTTGCCAGAAATAAATCTATTGCTTCTTTTCTTAGAAGCAAAAAATATGGGTTTGTGTTTGTAGATGGTGCGTGGATAGAAAATCAAGGAAAGAAAGACGAAAAATCTGTTTCAGAAGATTCTATATTTGTTATAGCGCCTAAAGGAACAAGTTTTAGTGAATTTTCAAGCGATTTACAATCTCAGGCAAAAAAATACAATCAAGATGCTTATCTTGCATATGACCATGAAAATAAAATTGTTAAAATTATAGACAAAGATGGCGCGGTTGTTGATAAATTTAATAAGTTTAAAATAGGAAACACCGCCGTGGCATTTACTAAGCTTAGAAAAAATGGAAATAATGGAAATTTCTTTTTTGAAAGGTTTAGATATCCCATAAATTGGATTGCAAGAACAACTTTAAGAGATAAAGATATGACAGAAGTAATGTTATAAAAGGAAGCAAAATAGTGAACTTAGAAAAATTGAGAGAAGAATTGAAACGAGATGAGGGGTGTGAATACAAAATATATAATGATCATCTTGATTATGCTACTTTTGGTATCGGTCATCTTATCACTGAGAATGATCCAGAACATGGTCAAAGTTTAGGAACAGAAATATCAGAAAATAGAGTTATAGAAGCTTTCGAGTCTGATGTAGAAACAGTTATAGAGGATTGTAAAGTTCTTTATTACGACTTTCATAATTTACCAGAAGAAGTTCAAAGAATAATTGCTAACATGATGTTCAATATGGGACGTACAAGGTTAAATAAATTTAAAGGAATGAAAAGTGGTATAAGTAGAAGAGATTGGAATGCTGCAGCTGATGAAATGGTTGATAGCATTTGGTATCGCCAAGTAACAAATAGAGCAAATCGACTTGTTGAAAGAATGAGAAATGTTTAATAAATATACCCAGAGACAGTGGGATAGAACAGTAGGTTGGGGTAAAGTTCCCCCAGAATATTCAATTTATTCAATTGATGTAAATTTTGAAATGAAAGAAAGTGAAGATGACATACAAACACCAGAAAACAGTTCCGTCACTAATACCAAAACTAAAAACTAAAACAATCAATAAAAATCGTTTTTATGTGACACCAGAAGGAAATGAATATCCTTCTATTACAACCGTTTTATCAATTCGTAATAAGAAAGGATTGGTGGAATGGCGTAAACGTGTGGGAAATGATGTTGCCAATTATGTTGCTGGTAAAGCTGCATCACGGGGCACCAAAGTTCATCATATGTGTGAGGATTATTTAAATAATGAGGATATAAATCATCATCAAAAAGATTTCCTGCCTTGGTGCTTATTCACCCAATTAAAAAATAAAGTGTTATGTAATATTGATAACATATATGCTCAAGAGTGTGGATTATATAGTGACAAATATAAGGTAGCAGGCAGAGCTGATTGTATCGCAGAATATGATAATGTATTGTCTGTTATAGATTTTAAGACATCAACCAGAGAACGGGATGATGCTTGGAATGAAAATTATTATATTCAAGGTTCTGCATATGCAGAGATGTTTACTGAGTTAACTGGAATTGATGTTTCACAAATAGTAATTCTGGTAGTAACAGAAGATGGTACAGTACAAGAGTTTGTTAAGAAAAAATTTGATTATTTGGAAGCATTAAAAGATTCCGTTACAGAATGGAAAGAACAAAATAAACACTTGACAAAAATGGTTTAATGTGGTATAAATATAGTTACAGTTTGATGATACGAACTAAAAATTGTGCAGGACATGGGGGCAGTACCCATCGCCTCCACCATGAGTACATCGGGTGAGTAACTGACGAAAGTAGGATTCCCTTGGCCAGGGCGGAGCGGTACTCTTTACGATAGGCACTCGACTGGTGTACTCTTGAGGGGGGCGAACTAGGATCGACTGGCAATGTATAGGAACGTGGAGAACTGTGGATTGACCACCTGATCGGTCAAAATAGTAAGTGCCAACGATAATGAGGCATTTGAGGATTATGCACTAGCTGCATAGTCTGTCGGGGTTCGGTAGGTTCCTGGCAACAGAATACCTACCACTTCTAAGGCGAGGTGGGGTATATGGTTAACCCCACAATAAAGATTAAAGGATACACATGACACTAAAAACATCTAAAAGCTTTACTGCTGCAATTGAAAATATTGCAAAAGAAAAACAAATTACACATATGGAAGCAGTTTTATGGTATTGCAATAAAGAAGGTCTTGAACCTGATACTGTTAGTCCTCTTATTTCAAAGGGACTTAAAGAAAAAATTGAAGCAAATGCAAGAGATTTAAATTTTCTACCAAAACAAGCACAATTACCGATATAATAAAATAGGTAAATTTAAATGAGTAAAGAGTTTAAACCGTATTATTTCGAACGTGTAAAATATGCGAGAGGCCTCTCATACTACGATCAACTTCTTATGGAGGAGATGATTGAGGCGTGTCATAAATTATTTGAAAGAAAACTTCCAACATGGGATCAGATGTATATGCTGGAGGTGTTGTCTTATGGTGAATTACAGAAAATTTACAAAGATAAAATAAGTGAAGCTGATAGATTTATTTCCCGTGCCCACATCTAAACTTATTATTTTATAGAATGGAACCAATTGACGTTTATTTAATGTATTGTGCTATGAAGGCACATTTTGGTAATACTGATTATGACTTTATTACATATAAGGGCAAGAGTCGTGTATCCAGAGACTCGTTCTATAAACGCAAAGACAGATTTTTCTTTGTAAAACTTTCCAGAAAATATAAAGAGTATAATGAAATTAGAGACTATTTTATTTCTAATTTCATTAAAGATCGTAACGGTTATATATCTAGCTTTAATAATGAGAACTATGAAAATTGGAAAATAAGACGTTATAGCTTCTATGGTATATTCAGTGAAGAAATCAGACCTTTTGTAAAAGAGTTTAATCCTTTATTTGAAGTCAAGAAATCTGAACATCCAAAATTAATGAAAGAATTTTTGGGGGGAAGACTATCTCTAGAGACATTAATTGTTTTGGATGAACTTGTTAAATTTACCAAAAAGTGGAATCAAAAACTGAAGGATGATATTGTCTGGCTTGATCTCAAAAAAATAATGAATGATTATAAAAGATTTTTAACAATTGATAAGAATAAGTATAGAATTCAATTACTAAATTTAATAGAAGAGTCTATAGAAACGGTCACATGAGTTTGAAGATAATCTTATTAAATACGAACGATAATAAATAATATAGGGAGACATAGTATGGCTACGAAAACAGGAAGTATTTCCAGTGATGCGATTAAAATGGGGCGTGTTAAGAAACGTACTTCTATTGGAAACAGTGTAAGAAGTTCGCCAAAGAATAAAAGTAAGAAACGAAATTGGAAAATATATAGAGGTCAAGGTAAATGACACCAACAGAACAAATTAAACAAGAAATAAATAATCACCAAGTAGTGTTATTTATGAAGGGTACTCCTTCTTTCCCGCAATGTGGCTTCTCAGCAGCAGTTATACAAATATTAACCGATATTGATGTTAAATTTAAAACCGTTAATGTGTTAGACGAACCGTTAATCCGTGATGAAATTAAGCGGTACAGCGATTGGCCTACAATTCCACAATTGTATATAAAGGGTGAGTTCGTTGGCGGTTGCGATATAGTTTGTGAAATGTACAAAACGGATGAGTTAGTTGAATTATTAAAGTAATATTTTAAACATAGGAAAAATCAGATGGAAATAAAAGAGATTAACATACATGGATATGAAAGAGTGATTCATGGAGTTGATGATTTATCTGGATTAGATTGTATTATAGCTGTTCATAATACAAAGTTGGGCCCAGCACTTGGGGGATGTCGTGTATGGTATTATGATAATACAGCAGACCATCTACAAGACGCTTTACGTTTAGGACAAGCAATGACTTTAAAAAATAGTCTTGCTGGACTGGACTCAGGCGGTGGTAAGGCAGTTATTAATATTAAAGGAAAGAAAAAGACACCAGAGATATTTCAAAAATTTGGAGAATTGGTTAATCATTTGGATGGTACATATATCACATCTGAAGATGTTGGTGTTCAACCTTCAGATGTTGATGAAATGAAAAAAACAACAAAGCACATTTCAAGTTATAATATATCATCGAGTCTTATTGATCCTGGCCCTGCAACAGCATATGGCGTGATTCAAGCAATGGAAACTGCTGCTCGTTTTAAATTTTATCCCATAAAACTTTTGCATCCAATTAATGTTTTAACCAAGTCAACAGTTGCTATTCAAGGTCTAGGCAATGTTGGTTTCGCTCTTATGGAAATGTTACACTATAAAGGTGTTAATATTGTTGTGACTGATCTTAATTTCGCTCTTATGGAAATAGCAAAAAACAAGTTTCCAAATATTACTGTTGTTAAATCAGATGAAATTTTTGATGTTGAGTGTGATATATTTGCTCCTTGTGCTTTGGGTGGGATTCTTAATCCAACAACAATTAAGAAATTGATTAAATCAACAAAAATTATTTGTGGCAGTGCTAATAATCAATTAGAGAATGAGTATTGTGATCAACTCCTACATGACGAGGAACTTCTATATTGCCCTGATTATCTGGTTAATGCCGGCGGTGTAATATTAACTTATAAAGAAAATAGTAAAGTATCTACCGATTTCCATGTTGCTAATTTCATTGATATGATTAGTGATAGATTAGAGGAATGTTTGAATATCTCTAAGAATAATGATGAACCTACTGGTTATGTTGCTGAAAAAATGGCTATGAGAAGGCTTTAGTAATTATGACAAACATTAAGACAATAGAGGAAACCTATAAGTATGGCTTCACAACAGATGTTGAGATGGAACAGTTTCCACCTGGGCTAGACGAGAATGTCATTGCATCCATAAGTGAAAAAAAGAATGAACCTCGTTGGTTGTTAGATTGGCGATTGAATGCTTATCAACATTGGCTCGACATGGAAGAACCTAAACATTGGCCTAAAATAACATATCCAAAAATAAACTATCAGGATATTATTTATTTTTCTCGGCCTAAAAAGAAATACAATAGTATTGATGAAGTACCACAAGAAATTTTAGATGATTTTGAAAAATTAGGAGTTCCTTTACGAGAACGAGAGAAGCTATTGAATGTGGCCGTAGATGCAGTATTTGATAGCGTCAGCGTAGGCACTACATTCGCTGCAAAGTTAGAAGAAATGGGCATCCTGTTTTGCAGCTTTAGCGATGCGGTGACTAAGTATCCAGAATTAGTGAAGAAGTATCTTGGCAGCGTAGTTCCGCAAGGCGATAATTATTTCGCTGCATTGAACAGTGCAGTATTCAGCGACGGCAGCTTTGTATATATACCCAAGAACACAAGATGTCCTATGGAGCTCAGCACTTATTTTAGAATCAACAGCGAGGACACAGGGCAGTTTGAGCGGACATTAATAATTGCAGATGAAGGCTCGTATGTATCATACTTGGAAGGCTGTACCGCACCGATGCGAGATGAGAACCAGCTTCATGCAGCTGTTGTTGAATTAGTTGCTTTGGATAATGCTGAAATAAAATATTCTACTGTTCAAAATTGGTATCCTGGCAATAAAGAAGGTAAGGGCGGTATTTACAATTTTGTCACTAAACGAGGTAAATGTGCGGGATATCGAAGTAAAATTACTTGGACACAAGTTGAAACAGGCAGTGCTATCACATGGAAGTATCCATCAGTATTGCTGATGGGTGATGAGAGCGTAGGAGAGTTCTATTCAGTCGCCTTTACGGGCAACTACCAGCAAGCAGATACCGGCACCAAAATGTATCACTTGGGGAAGAATACAACATCGACAATTATCTCAAAAGGTATCTCCGCAGGCCATGGAAGCAATACTTATAGAGGATTAGTGAAAATTGGTAAGGGCGCGAACAATGCTAAGAACTATACACAATGCGATTCATTGATGATAGGCGATAAGTGTGCAGCTAATACTATTCCATATATACAGTGCCAGAACAACACAGCAACAATAGAGCATGAAGCTACAACATCAAGAGTAAGCGAGGATCAACTGTTTTATTGCAGGCAACGAGGGTTAGATGAGCAGGATGCACGAAATCTTATTGTGAATGGATTTTGCAAGGATATATTCAATAAACTGCCAATGGAGTTTGCAGTCGAGGCAAACAGGCTACTAGAGGTTTCAATGGAGGGTTCTGTAGGATAATGAAAATAAAAAAAAAGATAATTTTTCAAATGATAACATTTTTAAAAATAGTAGGATTAGTAAGTTTGTCCCTTCTAATTGCATTTATTATAATAATATTTGCAGTATGCTAAAATTATTATAAAAGTATCTTGACAATTGATAAAAATATGTGTATAATATATATATTGAACTTAATAGAGGAGTCCATTTAATGGACAATACACAACAAAGAGAAGAAGGATTTTCTAAAATGGAAAATTTAGAACTACAAGCTCGAGTCAGAGAACTTGAGTATGATTGCGGTGAGTTAGCAAAGTCTAATTCAGAATTGACTGATCGAGTTAGAAAACTCGCAACTCGGCAACCAATGTGGCCAAAAGGTTATCGTCCACAAAATCGAAAATATAATAATAAGTAAACATAATGGCCGAAGTAGCTCAGTTGATAGAGCAGTTGATTTGTAATCATCAGGCCGGGAGTTTGAATCTTCCCTTCGGCACCAAATAATATGTTAAAAAATAAAGTTATAGAACAACTCAAAACAGTATATGACCCAGAAATGCCTGTGGACATTTATGAGTTGGGATTGATATATGATATATCATTTGAAGATGCATTTCCAACTTGGAATCCTTTGAAAAAATCTACTGGAAAGAATTGTAAAATTCTTATGACATTGACTAGTGCATGGTGTCCTGTCGCCGAAGAGTTGCCTATATGGGTAAGAGACGCTGTATTAAATGTTGAAGGTATTGTTGGGTGCGAAGTAGATGTTACTTTTGAACCACCGTGGACTCAAGAAAGTATGTCTGAAGCTGCACAGCTTGAAATAGGACTCATATGAAAGTAAAATTGATAGATCATATGGGAAGTGATTTGTCGGTGGTAAATGCTGCTCGTGTTTCATTTGCAAACCATCATCACACCTTTGATATTGATAATGATACTAAACTTATTAATTATTTAGCAAAACATAATCATTGGAGTCCCTTTGGTCATGCGTCTTTACAATTTCATATAAAAGCTCCTGTATTTGTTGCGAGACAATTAGTAAAACATCAAATAGGTCTAACATGGAATGAAATGTCACGCCGTTATGTTGATGATGAACCAGAATTTTATATTCCTGATACATGGCGAGGTTCTGCTGAGAATAAAAAACAAGGTTCTTCTGATAAATCCATAAACATAAATTCTCGCCAGAGATTGGTAGATGAATATCAATCTACTTTGCGAAGAGCAAAATGGACATATGAATATTTAATACGACTAGGTGTTTGTCCAGAACAAGCTCGTATGGTATTACCGCAGGCTATGATGACAGAATGGTATTGGAGTGGAACTTTATATGCATTTTCTCGCGTATGTAATTTACGATGCAAACCAGATGCACAACTTGAAACCCAATTTATTGCAAATCAAATTGATGAACTTACAGAAGAATTATTTCCTGTAAGTTGGAAAGCTTTAAGAACATGAGAGCTCTTGTTATTGGCAATGGTGAATCCAGAGCATGGTTTAAACCAAATCAAATTATGGCAAATGATGTTATGACTTGGGGATGTAATGCAATCTATCGTGATGATGGTTATGTTCATAATTTAGTTTCTGTAGATTATGGTATGCAACAAGAAATATATGACTCTGATTATTGTTTATATAATCCAGAGTTTGCAGATATTAATAATTGTTTTTTTGCAAATTGGTCTGTTGTTCCTTCTGAAGCTGCAGATATGATGTTACTGGGATATAATATTCCAGAAGAATTTATTCACAAAAGTAAGAGAGTTACGAATCAGTGCGTAATATCAGGTAAAGACCCTACAACACTTCAAGAAAAAATTGATATTGCTATTCAAATGAATCCACATCTTGATATGAAAGATTTGAAATTAAAAATGGAAAAGGATGTAGGAATTTGGATTACATATGTGTGTGAAGATGATAATGTAATTGCTATTGATTATCCTGTGGGATGGTCAGCAGGAAATACAGCGTTATATCTTGCAAGTCAGAATGCACAAGATGTATATGTATTAGGATTTGATCTTAGTTCATACGATGCTCCATTAAATAACATATATAAAGGTACTAAAAATTATCTGCCAACAGACACAAAAGGGTTTAGTCCTGACAATTGGTATAATCAAATGAGAACGATGTTTAGAGTTGAAGATGGCGATACTCAATATTATCTGGTTGATTCTACTCTAGAGTTTGAAGAAGATGGTGTGACGCATATAACAAAGAATGAATTGTGTAAGGAATTGGAAATAGTATGAGCGGTGTACCAATTTTTCCTGCTGGAATCGTAAAACAATATGTAAGTCCAACTTCATTTTATGAAACTATAGATTTATCAGAATTCTTGTTTGAACAATACAAAGGTTCAACAAAACTTAGAACAGAAAAATTCAACAATATATTGCTTGACCTATCATTAAAAGATTTAAAAAACTGGATTGAAATTCAAGCTAAAGATTATCTTGACAATGAACTTTGTATGGACTATGAAGAATTTTTCTTTTCAGAAAGTTGGATTAATATCAACGGTAAGGATAGTGAACAAAAAGTTCATAATCATTCCAATTCAATTATCAGTGGAACATATTATTTAAAATCAGAGAAAGATCATCCACCTCTTACTTTTCATAAAGTTAAACATGAGATGGAACCGTTTATCTCACTCACTGAACATTACAAGCAGGGAAATCCAAATACTTCTTCAAAGTTGTCTTTTCCCTGCACACAAGATTCTATGTTAGTTTTTCAATCCCAATTATATCATGGGCATACGCCAAATAACCTTGAGGAAAAACGGATTGGTCTTTCATGGAATGGTCTTGTCAATTTTCGTCAGGCTGACAAGAATCTATACCGTATACGATTTGTTCAAGAAGGTACTTGACAAATTGTATAAATCTGTATATACTGACACTATAACATACGATAATATACATTAACACAAGGAGAAATATAATGTCGTTAGCACAATTAAAGAAACAAAATTCTTTGGATAAACTACTCGGTGCAGTAGAGTCCGAAAATCAATCCCAAGAGAAAAAGTCCTATGTGGATGAACGTCTGTGGAAACCAGAGCTCGATAAGACGGGCAATGGTTATGCAGTCATCCGTTTTTTGCCAGCAGTTAATGGCGAAGATATGCCATGGGCAAAGATTTGGAATCATGCGTTTCAAGGGCCTACTGGTCAGTGGTATATTGAGAACTCTCTTACCACTATCGGTCAAAAAGACCCTGTATCGGAAATGAATACTTCTTACTGGAATTCTGGTTTGGAATCTGATAAAGAAATTGCTCGTCGTCAAAAGCGTAAGTTGCAGTATTATTCTAATATTTACGTTATGAATGATTCCAAGCACCCTGAGAATGAAGGTAAAGTTTTTCTCTTTCGGTATGGCAAGAAAATCTTTGATAAGATCATGGAAGCAATGCAGCCTGCATTTGATGATGAGGTTGCTGTCAATCCTTTTGATTTTTGGGAGGGTGCGAACTTCAAATTGAAGATTCGTAAAGTAGATGGTTATTGGAATTATGATAAGTCAGAGTTTGAGAGTTCGTCTGCACTATTTGATAAAGATGATCTTATTGAAGAAGTTTGGAAGAAACAATATTCTCTAAAAGAGTTTAATGCGCCGACAAACTTTAAGTCATATGATGAATTAAAGATTCGTCTTAGCATAGTTCTTGCTGGAACAACTACAGTAGGAAGTGCAGTAACTTTTATGGAAGATGAACCTGTTGCAACTGTTACTTTTGTAGATACTAAAGAGGAGCCCGCTCCTACTATTAGTGTTACTGCTGATAATCCTTCTATTACTGTTACTGCTGGTAATGCTCAAGCTGATGAGGATGTAAAGAAGTTCTTTCCTTCTTCTGATGATGATGAAGATGAAGATACAATGGATTACTTCCAAAAACTTGCTAATGATGACTAATTAATAATTAGTCCATGTAAACCCTCTCTGAGAAATTGGAGAGGGTTTATTTTGTTTTTTATAATATGAACTACTAGCGAGCACTCTGAATATAGGGATCAAGTGCTGAATTCATCAATCTTTGACTAACTGAGAGCCCTCCTGATCCGAGGAGAGGATTGGGCATTGAATTTATTTCCGAATGAGCATCAATAATCTGTATAGGAGTCCTTTCCATACCCGCATAGTTTAACGGCGTTATATTTGCATAGTCAATTGGTATA